AGTCTCATCAACCTGTGCCGGATCAGCTTCCGCACCCAAAGCCATATACAGAAGTAACCCGATATTATCAGGATTCAGCACCATCGAGAATGTACCGCTTATATCCTCAATCCCTTTGTAATACTTGTAATTGTTTCTCGATCCCATGAGGAAGCCTGCTTCTAATTTTTCAACATTGTTCCGCACATCCTCAGTCAATAACTCGATGAACGTGTCTACTGTTACAGCAGTACCCCACGTTGTTTCTTTGGCAATCCCTGCTCTTCCCGCTGCTCCTATTCCTAATGGCATTTTAATATCCCTCCTCTATTTTTTCTTGTTTTAGTTCTGGTTTTATTTCTGATTTTAATTTTACTCTTTTCTTTTCATCTTTTTTTTCGTCTTTCTTTTCGTCTTTTTCATCTTCTGTACCACTAATAACTATCACTTTGTTTTTAACCTCTTCGTAATCCTCATCCGGCATATTAATTATCTCACCCGGTTTTTTACATATTACTCTGTGTACCTTCGTAATAAACGGTTCTTTTGTTTTAACTCTTTTCATTTTATTCTTCCCTTTTATCCTTCCTTATTTTTCTTAGTACCTAAGTTTTTTTCTTAGTATACCTAAATTTTTTCTTAGTAAACTAAGTTTTACGGGCTACCATATACATAATGATACCCGATTACAAACTCATAATCGAATATGATATTGTAACTGTCTTCACCCTGATAAACTGTTATTCTGCGGGGTATAGTATAATTCGCATTACTGTCTCGCTCTTCATCGACCGCCATTATAGTCTCAATATCTTCTGCAAACTCGTTCAATGCCTCTTCCAGCCCGCTCTTTGCATATACAACCCCTCTGATTACCAGATTCAACGTCGATAATACGTATTGCCCTGATAAACTAATTGTTTCTGTTTCCTTATCATCCGATGTCCAGAATACCATAGCCGCCGGTTTCTGGTTCGGTAATAATTTATTCCAATCGTTTACTTCCCGTGTAACAAGCCCTATATCATTATTATATCCTTGAGATTTTTTAATTCCCTCTAAAGTGGTAACAACATTATCGAGTATATCTTCTCTTTTACTCATCTACTAACCTACTCCCCTGCTTAACCTGTTCAAATATTCCCGCATTTCTTTTTTTAATTCTTTAACGAATATCCCCCACCACTTTTCCCGGTGATTTTCTCTCGCTGGTGTCAAGAACGGTCTTGGTTTTCCTTTATGTCCGTGAAATTCCCAGTATGCCGGGTAATTAAACCCACCCGGTGATACGACATTAGTTCCAACATACCCTATTACCTCTTCCCCCTTTACTTCTACCTTTGAACTGATAGATTTACGTAACCAGCAATTGTTTGTGCCACTACCATCATCGGCCTTTCAACGATTTTCGGGATATCCCGCATCAATTTACTTAATGCTCTCTGCACTCTCTCGTCATCAAAACTTATTCTTATATCAGCCATTCTTGTTTACCATTTTTTACCATTCTTTACCATTTACGTTTATATCTTTCTAGTATTCTCAATGCACTTTTTGTAAATCGTTCGGTATCGATGTAAACCCTGCTGTATATTGTACTTTCAGATTTCTTATTCCAACCTGAAATATACCACCATCATATACTATTTTATACGCAAGCCCATCTGGCAGTATAGCGAGATCATCACTATCTATTAAAGTATCGCTCCCATACGTTCTATCGAGATCATCATATACCGCTGTTATTTCTGTTATCGGATATTCATTTGTTATTATGCTATTCGTGCCGTCCCCGCTGTAGTATTCTGTTAATTCCCGGCTCTTCAGCTTCCTGTCAGTATATAGATTACAAAAAGCACTTGCACTATTAATATAATACGTCAGTATCTTCTGCTGTTCAGCATCGCCCGTATCCCCGTTGATAAACGCATTAACAGTATCAAGATCGACAAGATTATTATCAGTATCTATTGACGGATCAAAAGCCATTATTTTATATCCTTGTTTATACCCTTATTTTATACCCTTATTCTTTGTCTTTCTTATCATCTTATCTTCAGGCGTTTTCGCCATCTTATCAACTTTACCATCTTCCCTAATTTCTACTTTCAGCAGGTTTATCTTTTCCTTCATCTTCTCGATCTCATCCGCAACCTTTTTCCTGTAATCGACAACATCATTTTCTGTCTTAATTTCCTCAACAAGTTTTCGTAAATTCATAATTTATTTTTCCTCCTTTTTCCTTCTCTTCCGTTTTGTTTTCTCTTCTGATTCTTCCGCATATTTACGATACTTTTTTTGGTACATTTCTATCGATGGCTCGCCTCTCTCATACAATACCATCAATCTCGGTTTCCCATCCTGATAAAACAATATATGCCCTTCTGTTTCACCATGCCCGCAACAGCTTTCAGCAGTTACCAATCCACCCTCATTCAAAGCATTAATAATCGGCGCAATACACCTGTCGATCATAACGCCTCTACCTAATACATTACATTTTACTGTATCGCCACGTTCACACATATTGTTTCCTCTTTCTTCTCTCGAATAGGGGGTAGGGCGGGCGGGAGGCTCACCCACCCTTTCAGAAGCCCCCTACTTACTACCTTCGTCTCCTCTACTTACTTATTGATGTAAGCAAACAACATATTCATAATCTTACTTGCAGCAGTAGCATTGGCAATATACACGTACCAGGGATCACCTTTGTATGGATTCACCGCAGTAATCGGTACATAGCCGTTTCGGTTTGTCGTGCTTGCCGTAAGGGTTATCTGGTGCGATGCATTATCAGCAGCAACACCGAATATCCTGTACTTTGCACCCGATGCAACAGCTTTCGCAAGATTGGTACTGTGGGTAATTTCCTTCGTTGACACGGATGCAATCGTGTTAAACTCCCATGAACCATCGGTACACTGATACGCAACAATATCATTTTGCGCCGCCGCATTACCAGCAGGATCAAGCGGAGTATTGGTAACATCAATCACCTTTTGTCCAGACGCCGCCGCCGCACTTGCTGTGTTCCTCGATCCCGTTGACGAACCCGGGTACATCAGTAACAGGGTATGCGCTGTCGAATCTGTTACAACTTCATACGCCAGCAACGCAAGCCTTTTACCGTTCTGTCCCTGAATCTCTTCAGTAATCGCCGTACCCGCATTTTCTGTGTGATAATCAACGGTTACAAATCCTGAAATGTAAGCTCCATAATCACTCATCTTTATTCACCTCGTTTGTTTTGATGGGGTAGTATCGGGGGCCTGCGCCCCCTCAACCCGTGAATTAACAATTCACTCATCTAATATTAACTTGCCGCCGTTTCGAGCACTGCAAAAGCTTCTTCTACAGCAACAACAAAACCTGCCCGAATCCGGAATCTCAAGAAAATCTGGTCATAGTCAACGTTCCGAATCGTATCACGATACACCTTAAACTCCATTCCAACTCTCTCACCATGCGCAACATATTTTGGATTTCCAAGAATCAGAAACGGAGTATCTGCCGCATCGCTTGAGCTTCCCGGCATCTGGTCGCTGATAATATACGGGCGATTCCAGATAGTCGCCGGTACGCCATCTGCCGCTTTCTGATAGATATATTCTCCATCATCCGTCCGTAATTTCCTGAGAATATTGAAGGTATACCTGCTCATAATCCAGACAGCATTAACAAGCGCACCTTCACCACCAGCCGTTGAGATATCGTTTTCCATGTATTAACAAGCGCACCTTCACCACCAGCCGTTGAGATATCGTTTTCCATGTCGATCAAATCGTCAAGTTCAACATCCGCAAAAGATGTCTTGCCTGCCGCCATGTTCCTGATTGAGCATCCGCTATCATAAGCAATCCCGGTAAACGGTGATGCATTTGAATAAAGCACCTGTTTGTCAAACTCTTGTGCCCATGCCTCGCCGAACAACATCTGAAAATACTGTACAAGATTCACGATTGAATCTTCCTCAAGTTCCTCAGTCCATGTCATCCATGCGGCACAGGTTTTCGCTGACAGTGTTTCCTGCCCGACAGTCGGATTGGTTTCGCTCTTAGCCGTTGTTTCATCACTCGGCCATGCAAGAGTAATCCCTGTCCCACCAGTCGGTAGATACATCGTCCTTGCAGGCATCGGTATTGTCGTAACTTTACCCATCATCTGGCTTGTCTGTGCGGCAATTCTCATCACTTCACTGTACCATTCAGATGGTACAAGGTATGATCCAGTTGTAGCATCACCCCTTAAAACAGTACCGAGTGCCGCCTTCTGCTGTTCGTCACTCATACCGATAAACTTGTTCCAATCGTCCTTGTCATCCCACGGATCACCTTTTCGAGAAAATCGACCGCCATATTTCTCAATACCAAGCATGTCGTTCCTCATAGCCGCCATTAGAAATCTACCGTTTTTCTGTGGCGGTTTGATTATAAGGTGATCATCTTTTTCCTTTGTCGCTTTCTCGATGATCTCTGCGATTGTCTTGTTCAACGCTTCAACTTCAGCGTCCTTTTTCTGCTGGTATTCGTCATGCCCTTTCTGCATTTCCTCGATCGTCATGCCCTTTCTGCATTTCCTCGATGACATTCCAGAGGTCTTCAGTTGTAGCATTTTCACCTTTCTTTCGCATATCCTCGATCATTGCGAAAATGTTTTTATTTTTTTCATTCATCTTCATTCACCTCGTTTCCTTCTTTTAAAATTGATTTTAACGATGCCGGCCTTCTAAACGGTAAACCACCTGTATTCTGTTTTTCTGCGGTTTTTTCGGATGTTTTTAAACTGTTATCTGTTTTATCATCCACCGCCAGAATACTGTAGTATTTATCTTTATCAAGCCGAACATTCCATTCAGTTTTATTTTCTTTAATTATCTCTTTCAATGTTTCAATGTCACTCTTGATTTCATTTTTCAATACATTGATTTCGTTCAATAATACGTTATACGGGTCATTTTCGATTTCCGCTATACTCTTTAATGGCGCAGGTTCAGCATCAAAATCGTCCCTGATATGTTTCGCTACATGATTATATACCCCTTTCCTGTCAGCGCTTGGAATATTCGCTCCACCTCTTGCACCGTTTAGAACAGCAATAGCAGCTGCGCAGGCCCTGAATACAACTGCATGTTGTCCGCTCGCTTTGTGATGTGGAAACTTATAACTTGATTTTATGTCCGGGTTTTCACTGTCCATCCAAGCACACATAATTTTAAGATCGTCAACATCCGCTTTCGAAACTTCAGCCGCCGCATCCCACTCAGCATCTCTCGGCGCTTTCGGTGTACCACCGCTGTGAGCACCCGCATAACTTATCACCCGCTTATTCATTACCTCTACGAGATATTGCGCCGGGTCACCCGTGTAATCTTTTACCGCTTTCATTTCTGCCGATTTTACCGTCCTCAGTGCATTCGGATTTGCCCCGACATTTACAATAGATAATTCATACAACTCAGCCTTATTTGTGATTACTCTCGGCTTTTTCTTTTTAGTTCCCTTGTCGTCCATTTCCGGGTATTCTCTTTCAACAGGCATATATCCTACAGATACTGCCTTCAGAACATCGTCATCTACCAATCCATGTACCGTATCGGCAAGTTCATAAATACCCGGTGAAGCGAACCGAACCTTTTGAGCAACAAGTTTCCCATCCTCTTTTACTACTTTCCCGACAACACCAATTCCCGGTATATCGTGCCTGTGCCCCCATAACAGGATATTGTTTGACTTGTAATTCTTTATATCCCACCCGTCCACTTTTATTATCTCACCATCCCGGTCAATGGTCTCATCACTCATCACAATGGTCTCATCACTCATCACAAAACTATATTCATTCTCACCTGTTTTTTTAATCTCGCATTTAAGTAATGCTTTCTCTATTTTTCCCATTTTAATTTTCCCCTCTTTTTTTCTCTTTTTCTATTCTTACTCTTCAGTAACCGGTACTGCTATACACCTGCAATTAATGACTTCTGCCGGATCACCTGCCGGATCATGCGGAAATTGTAACCCATTGTCGAAATACTCATCTACCGACCGTACCTGTCCTTCAAGCAAAAGATGTGAATCCCTTACATTATTATCAAGACTCGTTGTCCACCGGTGTTTCTCTATTCCTGTTTCTTTCATTGTATCGTATCTTGCCTGATTCATAGCTCCATTTATCTCAGTACGGGCAATGGTTTTCGCCCGGTTTTTTGCATTATTCAATACTCCCCTCGCCGCTTCTGCCAGTTTCCCTGCAACCGTATCATATGCCAAACCTTCCCGCAATCCCTCTTTGAGTATAGGTTGCATTGTCGTTAATAACTGTTCCCGTACCGTTTCGTTTATTTCTTTTATCGCCCTGATTCTTTTCGATAATGAATCCATAGCTCGCACATTCGTCAAACTGAACGTTGTCTCGATACCGACTGATTCAATTCCCAAACCATACGCTTTCTCAAAACTACCCCTGCTTATTTCTTGTATTATAGTATCATATTCAGTTGAAAACAATAATTCATTGATATCATATCCACCTGCTTTTATTTCTTTCTTCAGAATACTCTTTTCGCCAAGTATTTTACTCAATACATCCTGCCGTATCTTATAAAAGTATTCCTGTAGTTTTTTTGCATATTCATTTTCAATCGGCGTTACTCGGCGTATTAACCGTTTCCATATCTTCTTGCCTTCCGTATATTCTCTGTCAAATATTTTATCTTTAGTCTCCGTGGCCTCTTTCACCTTCTTTGGTTTTTCCGGTTTTTCTGGGCTCTCGCTATTTTGTCTACTGCCTTGCTGTATCTGTAGTGCTTCCGAACCATCCCCTGATATCGGCATCATGTTAATTGTCGTCCACCACCGATCCCGCCACGGTTTGTCCTCAAATCCTAACTGTAATCGTTCATTAATCTCGTTCGCCGTAAACCCCATCTGCCACAATAACCGGGCATGTTTGATTTTCTCTGTCAGGTTTTCTTTTAATGCCTCGACCTGTTCAAGGTCGAATCGTCCCGTTATCCCCGTCAGCTTTTCTCTACCAAAGAAATCAGTCCTTAATGTATCCTCTACCATCTTCATTTTTGGTATGAGGTTGTTTTCGTATAGTTGTAGTTTCTGCTCTTTAATGTTTGATTTTATAGATGCGTATTCCAATACCTGACATAACGCTGGCGGAACCATAAGAACCGCAAATACTTCTTCTCTCGCCCATTTCTTTTGATTGATATACTCAATGTCTTTCTGCGCAAGTGATGTTTGTTCGTATTTTGCACCATGACTTAATACCGCCATTATCCCGGTACGTTTCAACCCTCGATGTTTCTTTTTCCACCGTAATTCAATAGCATCCTTTTCTCTGTCGGTAATCGTTTCTGAAGGGGTCGTCAATATCCCCCCAGGTGTCGCCTGATTGTTGAAAAAGTAATAGTTGAAAGCGGCTGCCGAATAATCGATATGTAGTCCAAGCATCGCCGCCGTTAACGGCGACAACCCCCTGAATCGATTGTACGGATTGTAATATTTGAATTGTATTATATCTATCGGGTCGATAAAATCTTTGTTCCCTCTAACAGGCTCATACACCCACTGTACGATTTCACCATCTCGTACTATTTCCCGTATATAATCAGGTTCTAATATTCTGATTCTTGTCGGTGTCCGTCCAGTTAGATCACTCCGAATTATCCGCCAGAATACTTCGCCCCTCAACGACAACCACAACGGTATACTCTCGATCAAAGCATATCGATTGTAATAAGGCGCAACATTATTAAAAAGCCTCCACAACCACATATATTGACCGCTTTCCTCAATCTCATTCTCACCGTTATACAGCTTAAAGGGAACCTGCGCCATGTTAATTGCCATAACCTGTATCGCGGCAAATACCCATGAATTGTCAAGGTACGGGTCTTGTATTCTTATGTACTGTGGATAATCCTCTTCGCTTGCCAAACTCAGGAAGTGTAGAAAAGTATCACCCTGCGGCATAACCGTTGCCACCTGATTCCAACCTGCACCTATAGCTTTTACAGCCTTCTCATCATCTCTTCTAACTTCTTTACCTTCTAAACCCCTGAATATTGTCATTAATCTGTTCTTTATTCCCATATTCTCGCCCTGCTATAATTAGATATATATGCCATGTGATCTCTCGTTATCAAGTTCCATAACCATGTATCTTAATGCATCCGGCCCGTGGTCATCAACTTTTAGTGGCTCTTCCTTTACGGGTTTCCCCTCTTTCCGCTCTGTCCACCGATACATACCCATTTCTCTTTTCAGATTAACACAATCCCGAAAAATCATTAATCGGGGTTTCCCATCCTTCCGAACCTTCAATCTTTCCGCTACTTTCTGTATACCAATTTGTACATCCTTCTGCGCCGGCCGTGTGTTAATTCCGTATTTTTTCAATTCTGCATTATCCTGGGCGTCATGGTCAGCAACATTGAATATGTATTCTCGAGGATGTTTGCCCTTCTCATCCTTCCAGCCATCCTGGTATGCCATCCTGTGTAACTTCTTTGCATGTTCCCTGATCAGTACCTGGTTCTTATAATATTCTCGATAGATATACAGTCTCCCGTCCGGGTCAACAGCACCCCACAATGCAACAAACGGATTCGTATACCCCCAGTCAATACCGATTACCCTTTGCCACTCATCGGGTATCTTAAATGGCTCAACAATATGTACTTCCGGGTTCCAGTCCTCATACACAAGCCCTTCAGCGGCAACCCATAACCCTTTGATTCTCCGGTCATACCATACACCACTTGGTGTCGATTTTTTAAGATTCTCTATATATTCTGCAGTTAGAAACGTGTTATCCTCTAACTGAAAATGCCACGCCTTTATTCGCTCCCGGCCTGTTTGTAGTTTTTCACCCGACCGATTGATATAATTAATTTTTATCGGATGTTCCGGGTAATCCGGGTTCATATCCCAGAATATCCTATATCCATCACCACTCGTTCTGTCAAACGCTTCATTTATCGTATTCGAGTTCTGTAGTGTAACCTCAGTACCGTACCACCCATACGAGGTCAATCCCGTCATGTGTTTGTAGCTATCGCCTTTGTCAGCACCAAAACAGTTTACTCTATTACCGTATAACTCGAACCTGTTATGTTGATCTAATCTTAACCTTATCCCCCATCTTTCAGACCACGGCTTTATAACGTTTCTTTCGATTGATCCTATCGTATAACCGGTGATAATATAATCAACATGTTCGTATCTTTTCTCGGCTATATGTATGTTGAATAGATCAATGTTGATAATTGTTTTTCCAGACCTAACCGCACCTTCACATATCGTAATAAGCGGCCTGTGCCTGTTCTCGTGTCGGATGATCTGTTTCTGCTTTTCTGTATAATCCACATCAATTTATTCTTTATTTAATATTTCTAAATGCTTCAATCGCTTCCTCAAGTTTATCGTTAATTTCTATTCTTTGAGTAGGCATACCATCGATATACTGCATTACTAGTTTTACGCATGTCGGATCACCTTTAATTGCCCGCTTAATCACAGTATTAGCAAAAATCTCAAGGTAGGTCTTTTTCAGTTGTGGGTCTTTTTCCTGGATTCGAGGATCACCTTTTACAAACTGTCTCGGCATGTTACAACCTTGTTTGTTTCATACTGTTTCTTAATTGTTTTACTGATACTACTATTAGTATATAACAATATAATAATTATGGCAACAATTTTTTAATTGTGTAGATTAACCGTTAATAATAGCCCGCTATCTTTAATAGACAGCGGGCTTTTGAGTACACTACTACTACATCTTCTACATCTTCTTCCTCAGGTAAAGGCTCTTCTTCCCCCTTAGTTGTATTTCCAACAGGCGCTGGTCACCGACACAGCGTTAATCCTGTTTTAAATCTTTTATTCTTTTTTCGTGTTTTTTTATTAATTCTTCTTTTGAGGGAATTCTACCGTGATAATCTACGCATCCCTCTATTTTACCACAGAGTTCACATTTACCGTATGATTCCGCAAAAATGCGCTGATACGCAGGAATTGGTATTTCATTTTTCATCTCGCAATTTCTACATATAAACATTTTATATTCCCCCACTCAAAAAAACTATATTCATTACATAACAACCACCGACACAGCGTTAATCCTGTTGGTGTTACTTTATTCTTTAAATTCGGTTAAATCTCTATCATTCATGCACCAAATAATTATGCGCCAAGTAATTTTACAATCCGGGCAATACCAATTAATTTGTTCCAATTGCATAACATCTATTTTGGGAATTTCATCTTCTGATAAATCTGAAACACTATGACTGATTTCTCTATCACATTCAGGACAACATACAATTAAGTTAATTTTCATTTCTTATGCCTCCTTAAAAAATAAACCCCACGGCAGGATTCACGCCGTCACCACGCTAACCTGCACACGATTTTCACGTGACCGAACACTCCGGATAATGCCCGTGCCGTATCAAGTCAAATCATGGGTGGCATCCCTCCCCAGATTTTGACGTTGACATTGAGCCACGTGGGGCTTGACTCCTGTACCTACCCTTGCGGGAGTACCCAGGGGTACTTATCAGCACAGAAGGACGTTTAGCAGGGTGTTTATCGGCACATCCCGCAAAAGCCGTATTATCACTCATTACCTTGTCTCCATGATTTCAAGTGAACCGGCAATAGACAATATTGCACAATATTGACCTTGATCCTCACCATTTTTGTCTTTATATCCCATCCACCAGGCGCACTTATCCTCGATACAATAATGGTCATACAATTCTGAATTAGTTGAAAATATCGGGCAAACCTTCTTTTCTTTCTCTTGTTTACTCATCTTTTGCCTTCCCCTCTATAATTTATGTATAGTACCATCTTCGGCAACTTTGTATCCGGGTTGTCTACTTACCCAATTATATACGGTTTCCATTTTTAGTGTTTGTGCCGGTCTGCCTCCTAGGTGCGCTTTATTGTAGATATGTGCTAGATCACTCCATGTTAAAGCCTTGCTATATTCCTCAGACAATCCTACTTTCATTGTTTCCCTCCTCTGTTTTCTCCTGGTCACGTGCTCCATCACGAAACCAGAGTAATTTTCTCCATATTGCCTTGATTTCTCGTCCCTTAGCCTTAACGATTCCTATGTGATATGTCTTCCCGTCAACTAAATAGTTTATCCCTTCATCCTCATTACATTTTAAGTAATACCATAGCACAAATTGTAATAATTCGTATTTCTCAGACTGTTTCATCTTTTTCCTCCCCTTCTATTAATTTTGTTTTTAGTTCGCCTTCTATAACATTGCTCACATATCGGCTGGCGTGTACCATCGTTGAAATCGACCTTGTACCCTCTATCATATTCACCGCCACAGATCGGGCAAGTAAACCAGCCTGTATGTTTAGTAGCTCTCATCAAATTACCTTTCAATCAACTACTACTTTCTCGTCACGATGTACCGGGACAAAATCTGTAAAGAGCACCCCTGGTAAGGTGTATATAGATCATCGAATAGATAGCCTATCCACCATGCGCAGTCTTGCATTTTACAAGGCTGAAGCATTTCCTTATCAATGGACAACAACGGACAAAAGGGTACATTGCGTTTATCCATGCTATCAGTATTATTTTCTTTCATCCTTTCCCTCCTCTATTCTGTCGATTCTACCTTCCTTCAAATATCTCTTTCTGCACATACTCAAGTTTCAGTTCCTTCTTGAGCTCTGCGATGTCTTTGAATAATTGTTGTCGTTCACGTTCCGCCCACGGTTCATCGATATCGGCTATATTTCTCAATCTTGCCACCTTAACCTCTAGCCAAAAACTTTTATCCGGTTTCATGCTCATTCAAATTTCCCTATTTTCCCCCACTACTTAAACAGATACGGCAATTTATATGCTTCTTGTATTAACTGTACCGCCCTCTCAGAACCTTTGCTAAAAAAATGGAGAAGGAGAGTTAATCCGATACCTGCGAATATACCCGACATTAAAAACATCCTATCAAAATGCGGAGTATTCTCATGTACCTTCCGACTCATCAAAAAAGATATAAATATCCCCAATACTGATATCAGCAGACAGCCCCATGCT